ATACCAAAAATGGAAAAGTCCATACAGGTAGTTCACATAAGATGCCAAATGGGGATCTTCATTCTGGAAAGACACATACATCTTCTAGTAAAAAATTATTTCACTTTAAAGATTTGTCAGCCAAAGTAAAAAGAAAAGTGCTTATGTTGACAAAAAAGAAAAAGCAAGGATAATAACATTATGGCAATGTCATACAATGAATATTTAAGAAAGAATCCTACTGACTACAAAGCAAGGGCTATGGGTAGAAAAAGATGGGAAGCTACACAGGGTGCTAAACAAAAAATAAAAGTTGGCAAGGATGGTAAAGTACGTATATCTACTAAAGACGATCCAAAAAAATATCCATCATATTCTGAACAAGCTAGAGGTCAAAGTAAAAAATCTACAGGAGGTAGGAAAAAAGATACACAAGAAACACAATATGACAGGATAAGAAAAAAAGGACAAACAGGTACACCTTCAGGTGAAAAAGCACGAGAAAGCCAATCAGCAGATGCTAGAAAAGGTGGTAAAAATACATTATTAAAAGTCGTAGGTACTCCCGCACTTTTAGGTTCTATTGCAAAAATTGCAACAGATGCACAAAAAATTGGTAAAAAACCTGCTATTGAAGATAAAAGAAAAAAACTAGCTATTACAGATCGTTCTAAAACTATGAATGTAGATAAAGAAGGAAATGTAAAACAAGGAAGTAATGAACAACCAAAACCTAAAGAATCTAAAAAAGAAAAAGCAAAAAAGGTAGCTAAGAAAATAAAAGATAAAGCAAAATCTGCCGGTAAAAAAGTTTTATCAAAAGCAAAATCTGCCGGTAAATTTGGTAAAACATTGCTTAAAGGTGGATTAAAAAGAGTACCACTTGTTGGTAATCTAATGGCAAAAAAAGCAGGAGCATCATCACTAGAGGACTTATCAGTAGAACAACTTAAAAAGATGGGATTGTCAGATGCCCAAATCAAAAAACTTAAAGGACAATAAGTATCAAAAAAACTATTATGTGTTATGGAATATATACCATACACTTTTAGCTTTATTTTTAGGATTAATTGTTATAATAGAATTAATTGAACTAGTGAGGTATTGGTGAATAAAAAATTAGAAAAAAATAAAAAAGTTGCCCAAAGTATGGAAACGTCAAGACTTGCAGAACTTGAACGCCATAGAGAAAAACAAATAAAAGATTACGCAGAATTTAAAATGATACGTGGTCATTCTAAAGAAAAAGCATATGCAATGGCAAAACAACATATTTTAAATAGTAATGAGTAGAAATTATAGACACGAGTATGATTCTTTCCAATCATCTTCTTCGTCAAAAAAAGATCGTGTAAAAAGAAATAAAGCCAGACGACGTGCTCTTAAACTTGGTATCGTAAAAAAAGGCGACAATAAACATATTCATCATATAGATGGCAACCCACAAAATAATGCACCAAGTAACTTACGAGTAGTAACAGCATCATATAACACAGCAAAAAAATGAGTACAGCAAAGAAAAAAAATCCTTCGTTATGGAAACGTATTGTAGCTAGAATAAAAGCACAAGCATCACACGGAACTGCGGCAGGTCAATGGTCAGGAAGAAAAGCCCAAGCCGCCGTCAAAGCATATAAAAAAGCAGGAGGTGGATATAGTGGTGCTAAAAAGAAATCTAACTCATTATCTAAATGGTCAAAACAAAAATGGCGTACAAAGTCAGGAAAAAAATCTTCAGAAACAGGAGAGCGTTATTTACCAGAAAAAGCCATTAAAAAATTATCATCAAAAGAATATGCGAGAACTACGGCTAAGAAAAGAAAAGATAAAGCTAGTGGAAAACAATTTAGTAAACAACCAAAATCTATTGCAAGAAAAGTAAGGAGATATAGAAAAGTATGACAATATTTACAAAGTATTCAATTAGAGAAATAGACACACTACGTACTGTTGTTAAATCACAACATATGAAACATTATCCAAAAGAATTTGTGAATAACCACGAAGCTGATAGAATCATAGAATCTCTATCGGAAGAAGCTAGAGAAAAACTATATGAACTAGCAGTTAATTATGGCATCACTAAATTATAAACCTGATGGACAGGTACTAAAAGAATTTCTTAAAAATGATACTTTCTTCAGAGGAATACGTGGCCCTGTAGGAAGTGGTAAATCTGTTGCCTGTTGTATTGAAATAATAAAACGAGCAATCTCACAAAAACCAAATGAAGATGGAATACGTAAAACCCGTTGGGCAGTTATTCGTAACACAAATCCACAGCTTAAAACAACCACAATTAAAACTTGGCTAGATTGGTTTCCCGAAGAAGATTGGGGTGGTTTTACTTGGAGTGTACCTTACACACACAAACTTAAAAAGGGAGATATTGACTGTGAGGTAATCTTTTTGGCTCTTGATAGACCAGAAGATGTAAAGAAATTGTTATCTCTTGAATTAACGGGGGTATGGATAAATGAGGCACGAGAAATTCCTAAAAGTATTGTTGATGCTTGTTCTATGCGTGTTGGTCGTTTTCCATCTATGCGTGATGGTGGCCCAACATGGTATGGTGTTGTTTGCGATACCAACCCACCTGATACCGATCATTGGTGGGCAATAATGGCAGGTGAAACTATTATACCTGACTATATTAGTAAACAAGAAGCAAAGATGCTGATTAAACCAGATAATTGGAAATTTTTTAATCAACCACCTGCTATGGAAGAAATAAAAGACAAGAACAATCAGGTGGTTGAATATAAAAATTATAATCAATCTGAGAATCAAAACAACCTTACACAGAATTATTATAAAAATATTATTAGAGGTAAAACAAAATCGTGGATAGATGTATATGTATTAAATAAACTTGGACAGGTAGAAGATGGTAAACCTGTATATGAAGCATTTAGACAAGATGTACACGTAGCTAAAGGTGAATTAGCTATTGCTGAATCATTACCAATCTATATGGGTATTGATTTTGGATTAACTCCTGCTTGTGTATTTGCACAAAAAATAAGAACAAGATGGATAGTATTAGAAGAACTTGTAGCTGAAGATATGGGTATAGTTAAGTTTTCTGATTTAATGAAACAATCTATGGCAAAGTATCACCCTAGACCATTTTATATATTTGGGGATCCTGCCGGTGATCATAGAGTGCAAACAGATGAAAACACACCTTTTCAAATATTAAGAGGTAAAGGTATAACTGCCCGACCCGCACCAAGTAATGATGTTTTAATAAGATTAGAAAGTGTGAATGCTACATTAACAAGAATGGTAGATGGTGAATCTGGTATTCTTATAGATAAAAGTTGTATTAATTTAATTAGAGGATTTGCAGGTGGTTATCATTATAGACGACTTCAAGTATCAGGTGAACGCTATGATGAACGCCCAAATAAGAACAGATTTTCACACATACACGACGCACTACAATATTTATTATTAGGTGCAGGAGAAGGTAGGTCGTTGACGATTGGTACGAAATATAGTAAACCTATAATAGCGAAACGTAATTTTGATGTTTTTAGTGGTAAACCTAAGAACATTTATGAAAGAAGGAGGTAAACTATGTGCGGAGGCGGAGGCGGATATACACCACCACCACCACCACCACCTAGCCCTTATGAAAAAACATTACGCCAACAAAGAGCAGAAGCTAGGCGTAATGAGTTAGCTGAAAAGGCAAAACTTAAAGATGAAGCGTATCAAGAAAGTGTTGCCGATTTATCAGGTAAAAGAGGTAGACGTTCTCTACTTTCTGGTAGAAAAAGCGGACAAGGGTTTATGGTAAGTGGGGATATACAAACTAGACAAACTCTAGGAGTATAATGGTTGTAGATGTTAAACCACAAGCTACTATTGATTTATCTGAATCAAAAGTAAATCAACTATTAGCACGTTATCGTAAAGCGAAAGCTATCAAAGATCAATGGACACCTATCTTTGAAGATTGCTATGAATATGCACTACCTCAACGTGAATCGTTTTATTCTGAAAGCATAGCAAAAAGAAGAAGTGAATCTATATTTGATGAAACTGCCGTAGTAGGTGTACAAGAATTTGCTTCACGATTACAAGCAGGTATAGTTCCTAACTATGCAAGGTGGGCTGATTTAACATCTGGCACAGAAATACCAAAAGATCAACAAAAAGAGGTTAATGAAAACCTTGACCAAGTTACAGAATATATATTTGAGATATTACAAAACTCTAATTTTTCTCAAGAAGTACACGAAACATTTTTAGATTGTGCTGTAGGCACAGGAGTATTACTTGTAGAAGAAGGTGATGCTGTACAACCTGTTCGTTTTCGTTCTATACCTTTACCACAAGTATTATTAGATTCTGGATATGATGATAAAATAGATCACGTCTTTAGAGAGCGATATATTAAATTTAAACAAATAACTGTTGCTTATCCTAACGCTAAAATACCAGAACGTATGATGGAAGAAATGAGCAAAAACCCGGATAAAGATTGTAAGATTATTGAAGTTATATATAGAGATTATGAAAACAGAAAAGAGGAAGAATATAAATATTGCGTTATATCAGAAATGTATCAAGCCGAATTATTTAATGATACATTTAAAGGTATTGGATCTAATCCTTTTATTATATACAGATGGAGTAAATGTGCAGGAGAAGTGTATGGTAGAGGCCCACTACAATTAGCTTTACCTGCAATTAAAACAGCTAATTTAGTTATAGAATTAATATTAGAAAATGCACAAATGGCAATATCGGGAATGTATCAAGTTGAAGATGATGGTGTTATTAATGTAGATAATATACAATTAATTCCCGGAACAATCATACCAAAAGCTGTAGGCAGTAGCGGACTAACACCTGTCGCACCTGCGGGTAACTTTCAAGTATCTGATTTAGTTATAAGAGATATGCGACAAAATATTAAAAAAGCCTTATATAATGATATGTTAGGCAACCCAAATGAGAAAACTCCAATGTCAGCAACAGAAGTAGCAGAACGTATGGCAGATTTATCTCGTCAAATAGGTGCGGCATTTGGTCGTTTACAAGCTGAACTTGTTAATCCTGTACTACAAAGAGTAATTTATATTTTAAAAAAACAAGGAAGAATAAACATACCTACTGTTAATGGTAGAGAAATTAAAATACGTTCTTCTTCGCCACTTGCACAAGCACAGCAACAACAAGATGTAGCAACAGTAGATCGTTTTGTTGCAATGTTGCAAGGCAGAGTAGGGCCACAAATTACAAACCTATTAATTAAACAACAAGATATGGCTAAATTTATAGCTAAGAAATTAGGTGTACCAGAAGAATTAATTAGGTCAGATGAAGAAATGATTGAGGCAGGACAACAGCTTCAACAAATGGGTGCAAATATGCAACAACAAGGTATTGATCCAAAACAAGCATCAGATGTTGCAAAATCATTTACAGGGTGATATAAAAGTAGAATGAAAACCACAAAGCCCAATCGTATAATTGGTTTGGACAACTTTGAAAGAAATCCCCAAGAAGAACAACGAATCAATACGTTATTTGAAAGTGTGTTTAAAAGAGAAGATGCACAAGCTATTTTGTCTTATTTACGTCAAATAACTATTGAATCAGTAGCAGGGTCAGAAATATCTGATGCTTCTCTACGCCATCTTGAAGGACAGCGATATATTGTTGGACTAATGCAAAGACGATTTAATAAAGGGCGAAGTCAACGTATAGTAAAGGAGAAACAAGATGTCAGATAATGCAGAAGAAAATCAACAACCTGTACCTGAAAACATTACACAAGACCCTCAACCAGAACCTGCACCAATAGAAGGAGATGTTCCACGTGAAACAATTTCAAAAGATAAACCAGAGAATGTGCCTGAAAAATTTTGGAATGCAGAAACAGGAGAGATACGCACAGATGAATTATTAAAATCAAATGAGCATTTAGAGAAGTTTGTTGGAGGAAAAAAAGACGAACTACGTGATGAGATTATTGATGAATTATCACAAGAGGCAGAATCAGAAGTTCCTGAAGAATACACGTTACCTGCCTTACCAGAAACAGTAACAGAAGAAGATGTTGTTTCTAATCCACTTTTTGATTGGTGGAAGGATCATTGTGTTAATAATGCCTATAATCAAGAAATGTTTGAAGATGGTATTAATTCATTTATTACAGCACAACACGAGTATCAACCTAATTTAGAAGAAGAAGCAACAAAGTTAGGCGAAAATGCAAATGCACGAATAGATGCTGTTGATGCTTTTGCACAAAGTCATTTTGGTGCAGATGATTACGAATATTTACAAAGTACACTTGGACAATCAGCAAGAGGTATTGAAATATTAGAACGATTTATGGATATGCAAAAACAAAATATATCATCAACACAAACAGAACCTGTTAATAGATTAACATTAGATGATGTGCGTTCAATGATGAAAGATCCTCGTTACTTTGATCCTAAAGAAAGAGATGAATCATTTGTAAGACAAGTAGATGATGCGTTTCAGAGATTATATAGATAATGTATATGGATATAGCAATCCCTGATGATTGCTTTGAACTTGCACCAAAAATAAAACAAACAGATAAGTTTGAATTAGCTGTTATGGGTAAAGACCCTTTATGGACTTTACTCTATCCTTTTCGTATTAATAGACCTAATGTTCATACTTTTGGTGTATATCAAGATGATGGCACAATAGAAGCAATGTTTGGTTGTTGTTCATCAATGGATAACGAAAAAAAGGGTACAGCTTGGTGGTTAAGTACAGAAGAACCTTTTGCTAATTATAGGTATATGCGACATCAAAAAAGAGTGTTTACTTGGTTGGCAAGTCATTATTCTTACTTGTGGAATGTAGCTACAGAAGAACAAGAGAAAACATTACGTTGGGTTAAATATATGGGTTTTACAATTTCTGATAGACCCCTACTTGTCAAACGTGTAAAAATGAAGTATTTTTATATAGAACCGAAAGGTTTTAATGGTGAACCCATAGATGATGTGTGTGGCCCACGTTGGAGAACCCTTAATCAGAATTCTACGGACAATTCATAAACTGTAATATTAACTAAATAGGAGATAGGAATGGCAACTTCCATTACTACTGCCTTTATTAAGCAGTTTGAATCTGAAGTACATATGGCATACCAACGTATGGGTTCTAAACTGAGAAATACAGTAAGACAGCTTAATAATGTAAAAGGCAACCAAGCGAGATTCCAGAAGGTGGGCAAAGGGTCTGCGACTGAAAAGTCAAGACACGCAAATGTTCCAACTATGGAAATCACGCACAATACAGTTGACGTAACTCTATCTGATTACTATGCGGCAGATTATGTTGATAGATTAGATGAGTTGAAAACTAACATTGATGAAAGACAAGTGCTTTCTCAATCAGCGGCGGCGGCATTAGGTAGAAAGACAGACCAACTAATTGTTGATGTACTTGATGCAGGGTCAAATAGTAACAACGTAGCACACGGGTCTGCGGCATTAACACTTGCTAAAGCCCTAACAGTTTACGAAGCATTTGGTGAAGCAGATGTGCCTGATGATGGTCAGAGATACTTTGTTGTATCTTCTGCAGGTTGGGCTGATTTATTACAAATAGATCAGTTTTCAAGAGCAGAGTATATTGGTGAAAAAGAATTACCATATGCAGGTGGTATGACGGCTAAGAGATGGTTAGGATTTTTATGGTTCTCATTCTCTGGATTATCACTTTCTGGTACTACAAGAGATTGTCATGCGTGGCACAGATCATCAGTTGGTCTTGCTATGGGTGCTGATATCAGAACTGAAGTAAACTATATTCCTGAAAAGGTCAGTAATCTAATCACTTCATATATGTCTATGGGTGCTGTGATGATTGACAATGATGGTGCTATAGAATGTCAAATAACAGAATAGGAGAAAACTAATGGCTTTTACTCAAGCAAACTTAAAAAAGATTGCAGGTGGTGGAGATCAGAATGTTTATCTCTACAACTCTGCAGATGCTGTAGGTACTATTGCAGGATCTGGATATTTTAACAATGCTACCAATCAGCTTAAACAGAATGATGTAATCATTGCTGTTGGGTCTACAGGTGGCACAAGAACAGTAGATGTCCTTGTTGTATCAAGTGCAACAGCGGCGGCTACAGTTACTTGTATTAATGGTACATAGGGTATTGGGGGAGGCAACTCCCCCGATATTTACATTATGGTAAGTAAAATAGATATATGTAATCAAGGATTAGTTTTAATTGGAGCAAATACTATTGCTTCTTTTACTGACAATACAACAGAAAGTAAGGTTTCTAATCAACTTTATGAAACAACACTACGTTCTATGCTTACAAAAGCAAGATGGAGATTTGCAACAAAACAAGCACAACTTACAAAACTTGCAACCAATCCTTTAGATAAATGGGATTCAGCTTATCAGATTCCTAATGATGCAATATTAATTCATACACTTACAGTTTCAGATAATGTTATTGTATTTGATAGATATAACGAAGAATTATATACAAATACCGGCACTAATGATACTGTTGTTTGCCATTACACATATCAACCACACGAAGCAGAATTTCCAGATTATTTTACACAAGCACTTGTATTTGAACTTGCTAGTTTATTTGCAGGTGCAATAGCAAGAAATGATAATTTATCAATACTATATCAAAAACGTGCTCAACAACAATTAGTGTTAGCACGAAGTATGGAATCACAAACACAAACTACAAGAAAATTAAACACAAGTTTACTAATAGAAGTAAGAAATAGAGGAACTGCAGATGGTATTAGAGCAGTTGTACCAAGTAGCAGTAGTTAATGAATGGCAATACAACGTGTACACCAAAACAGTTTTACTCGTGGAGAGGTTGATGAAACTGTTATATCACGAACTGATATAGCCGCATTTCAACAATCACTTAAAAAAGCTAGAAATGTTTTTGTTTTAAATCAGGGCCCTGTTGAAAGACGACAAGGCACTTTGTTTAGATATGATTTAGGTGAAACTACTAGAATAGAACCATTTATATTTAATGAAGATCAAGAATATATAATTGCATTTCAAAATACTAAATGTAAAATTTTTTCTACTAATGGTACATTATTGCAAAGTTTTACAAGCTGTGCGTGGACTACAAGTAATCTATTTGAACTTACTTATACGCAACAAGCCGATACAATGATAATTACTCACAATGATTTTAAACCTAAAATAATTACACGAACAGGAGCAACAACATTTACTATTACAGATTTTGCATTTAAAGAAAGCACAAATCAAGATCAAATTTATCAACCATATTTTAAATTTGCTGAAGATTCTATTACACTAGATATTAACCAAACAACAGCACAAACAGGTGTAACTTGTACTACAAGTGCAGATTATTTTGCGGCAAGTATGGTAGGAACACGCATACGTTATCACGGATCTGAATTATTAATTACTGCCTATACTAATCCGACAACAGTAACAGCTACATTAAAAAAAAATGTAAGAATAGAATTAGATGATGATCCTCTTAAAAGTCAAGAAGGAAGTGGTACAGTTACAGTATTACATCCTGCACACGGCTTTGCAAATGGTGCTAGTGTAACTATAGAAGGTGCAGAATCTATACTTAATGAAGATGGTGATGGATTAGCGGCAGGTAATTTAAATGGCACATTTACTATAGCTGTATTAGATGACGATAGATATACCTATACAGCAGGTGGAAGTGATACAGGGGGAGATTCAGCAGATGGAGGAGGTACTAATGTAAGAATTATAGGACATCCACCAACAAAACAATGGGATGAGCAAGTATATAGTGATTACAATGGTTACCCTACTACTTGTAAGTTTCATCAACAAAGATTATTTTTTGCAGGTGGAGCAATTAGTGATTTTGTTGCGGGTAGCAAAACAGCAGATTTTTTTAACTTTGATGTAGCAGAAGGTGAAGATACAGACTCTATACAGATTGCTATATCATCTGATCAAATAAATGAAATACGACATTTAGTATCTGGCAAACATTTAGAAATATTTACAAGTACAGGTGAGTTTTATCTTAAACCACAAGTAGGTAGACCACTTACACCATCAGATTTAAAATTAGAAAGACAATCTAGTTTAGGTGCTACCCAAAAATGTATGCCACGACTATTTGATGGTGCGGCAATATTTGTACAACCTAATGGTAAAACTGTAAGAGAGTTCTTCTATAATACAGCTACGGAAGATTATGTTCCAACTGTATTAACATTCTTATCACCACAAGCAGTTAATAATCCTACAGATACAGGTATTATAAAATCAACAGGAGCAAAGACAGAACAGTTTATTTTATTTGCAAATGATGATGGCTCACTAGGTGTATTTTCTGCACAAAGACAAGAAAAACTAGCAGGATGGGTAATATGGCAAACAGATGGTAGTTTTTTATCAACAGCAGGGATTACTTCATTTTTATATACTGTTGTTAAAAGAACAGTTAATGGTGCAGATAAATATTATTTAGAACAAATATCTAATTCTCAATTTGCATTACCCACAGATTGTTCAGTAAGTAAAATATTATCGGGATCATATCAGCCACACGGCACAGTATTAGTAAATGGTGCTGTAACGTCAAGTAGACAACTTACACTAGATGGGTTTACTAATGCACCAACAACAGGAGAAAAGTTTAAGATTGGTGGAGCATCTACAGAATATATAATACAAAGTGCAAATGCTACAGGAACTTCTGGTGAATATATAGTTGTTATTGATCAAACAGTTTCGGCATCTGATAATGCTACAATAGAGTTTACAACAAGTCGTGTGTTTACAGGACTTAATACTAACCCAGACTTACGTGGTAAAATTGTACACGCAACATCTGGATCTAATGAAGAAGATGATATACGATACTATGGTTCAGGAACAGTATCTTCAGGAGGTGTAGTAAATTTTCAATTACCGGCAAGTGCGTGTGATATAGGATTAGACTATACAGTTGAAATAGAAACATTACCTATTGATTCTGTTCAACCAATAAGAGGTTTAGGATCTACATATGGGTATCCTCGCAAAATAGGTAAAACTATATTAGAATTATCTAAAACATATAATTTACAAGTAAATACTAATGATGTATTGCTTAATGATAATGGATTACAAATGGTAGGATATACAGGTAAAAAAGATATACATACACTAGGATATACGCAAACTCCTTTTGTTTCTATAACACAAACTGTGCCTGTGCCATTTAGAATATTAGCTATTACCTCGGAGGTATATTTTTAATGTGTGGAGCAATACTAGGATTTTTTGGCAATCTATTTAGTGATGAATCTAAATATATTAAAGCCCAAATGGAAATGGAACAGCGTATGGCTATGGAACGTAAACGTCAATACGAATCACAAGCACAAGCGGAAATACTTGCCGCTCAACAGAAAGCAAATGATATTAAAGAACAAGCGGCAAAATTAAAAAAACGTAATTTAGCGGCGTTTGCATCTTCTGGTGTAGATATTAACTCACCAAGTTATGGAGCATTCTTACAAGCAAATAAAGAGGCAACAAGTAAAGATTTGCGTAATGCTCGTATGATGGGAATTGAAAGAGCAAACAATGCTATGTTAGGAGCACGTCAAGCAGTTATGGAAGGACAGGCGGCACAAATATCTGGACAAGCAAAATTATCAGCTAGACGCACAAGACTGTGGGCATCAGCAGGTGATGTTGTTGGTGAAGCAATAGGTATTGGATTGGCATTGAGATAATGGCAGAAGAATATAAAAGACAAATACAATATGCTCCACAAATTAGAGTAATAGATCAATCTGGTGGTAGAGCAATAGTACGTGCACTTGATACAGCACAAAAAGTTACTCAAGAGGCAAATCAACAATTAGCTAAAAGTGTAGCCGGTGTAGGTACACAAATTGATAAATTAAGAGCAAAATCAGCTATTGATGATTTTTCAGTAGAGTTTGAAGAAATAGAAATAGAAAATGAAAATGGAACTATTGAAAAAATACAAAGACCAAAACCTATTAATAGACCTTTATTCTTTACACAAGATGCGGCAAAAATGTTTGATCAATTTGCATTATCTAAAGCTAAAGCCCAAATAGGACTAGAGTTAGATAAAGAAGCAACAAACATAGCTAATAAAATTAAATATGATATAGGTGGAACATCTGATGATTTTAATGGATTAATGACTCCTATTGTAGAAGCATATGCAGAGCAACTACCAAATTCATATAAGCCAATTCTTGATATTACAATGCAAGAAATACAGGCACAACATTCAAATAGTATTGATGCCTACCATCAAAAATTACAAGTTGATAAAAATAATGTAGACACAGAAGATATTTTAGGCACATATCAAGGTAATGTAGAAAGAGCACTAAGTGCAAATCAACAAGATAAAGCAACTAAATTAATAGAAGAACTTAAATTACAACAAAAAACATTAGAAGTTACTTCGCCTTATGGTGCAAAATATACGCAACGCACAATAGATTCGCTAGAAGCAATGCAAAGTTTTTACAAACAATATGGTAATTTAATAAATCCTATGGACTTACAAGGTCAAACAATAAAAGGGCAGAAAGCGTATTTACATAATATGATTGCTATGCAATCTTTGTTAAGAGGAGAACCTGTTAAATTTTATTCTGATTCTAGTTTATCAGAACCAGATGTAGAAGTTACATTAGATCAATTTAATGAACAGCTAGGTAATTTAACACCGGACACTATTACTCGTTTTCAAAAACATATTACAGGCAGAATATCAGCATTAAATGCGTTAATAGAAACAGATGAATCTGATCTTATGATGTCTAATTTATCTAAATTAACACCTGATCAAATAACAAAAAGTACATTGTATTCAGATGTTGGTCAAGATATGTTTAAAGGATCGCCAAGCAATTTGTCAAAAGGAATGATGACTATGGAAACAGTTATGCGAAATGTAGACCCAAACTTTACATTAAATGGACAATATGACTTTGATCCTAGTAATCCAATACATTTACAAATGTTTCAAAAAGTTGGATTTTTACCAACAGTATTTCAAAAGAGAATAGATACAGAGTTATTTCAAAATAAAAATTTAAAAGTATTAGAAATGTTAATGAATAGAAATGTAGCATTTGGTGTTGAAACTAATATATTTAGGCAATTAGAAGTAAGTGAAAAGACACGTAAATTATTAGAAAAGGTAGATGCAGTAAGAGATACAGGTATGCCATTAGATATATCTATATTTGATATACCATCACTTAATGAAAGACTAGAAAAAGTTGCGGCACAAGAAGGTATAAGCAAAACGCAATTACGAGCAGATGCAGAAGAAGCTACTAAAAATGCAATTTATGATATGGAAGGAATAAAAAATCGTTTTGGTCTTGGTTTAGCAGAAGCATCATTTGGAAGGGATATAATAGATAATGATAATATAGATGATGATATTTACAGGCGTGTACTGACCGCTACATTTGTAACAGCAAGAAATAAACCAAATTCAGATTTAAGTGATTTAAAAGATATTGCAGAAAGTCATTTATTACGATTAGCGGCACAAGGTAGAATTGGTGCAAGTAAATATACACGACCAAGATTTGGTGATGTTTCGGTTGATGGCACTAAAGCATTAGTTCCAAATCCTATTGAAAATCATATAATGGTTGACCCAAATACGGGTGAAGATACAACAAAACATATAGATGCTTTTATATATAGAGCATATTTAGATACTATACCAACAGGAGAAAAACCTAGAAAATGGAAAGATATAAAAGATAAGTTGTTTATAATACCTTTGTCGCAACAAGGTAATTTTACTGATCCTGTTAATCCTTTGTTAGAACGATATACACTACATATGATGGATGATACAGGTATAGCAGGAGGGCAAACACTTACATCATTTAGTCAAGGTGGACAAATTATACTTAATCCATATATAGCATTTCAAGGTATGAGAAAACACGAATTAGATTCACAAGATGAAATGAATAAAATTATGGCAACTAGTTCTCGTAATAGTTTAGAATATTCAGAATTACCTATAGAAGAAAAAATAGCTGTAGCTAATAGAATTGGATTTGGTTCTGCACTTGATGAACAATTAAAAAATTATAACGAATATGTAAGTATATTAAATGAATAAAGATATATACCAAGAAGCAGAACAACTACCTAAACCAGAACAGAAAAGTTATTTAGGGTCGCAAACTACTGAATCTGTAATACTTGATGATGTATCACAGCCAAAGACATTAATACATAGACCACAAGATGATCAAACATTTAGAGGTGATTTTGTTGATTTGTTTATGTTAAATACTGTAGGTCAATTAATGGATAGATATAAATTTGGTAGAGATACAGGTAATTTTGATCCAAACTACGAACCTATGATGGACATAGAAGGTTATGAAACTAATTATAAAGATTTTATAGAATCTAAAAATGCAATACATACACAAATAATAAAAGATCAAATAGACAGAAATAATGCTCGTAGACGTAGAACAGCAGATGCAGGTTTTTTTACACATCTTGGAGCAGGTATTATAGATCCCGTTGTTTTAATACCTATATTTGGTGTTAAGGGCGTAGGACTTGTAAAAAATTTTATGAGAACAGCAGGGCAAATAGGTGCGGCAGAAGTACCTAATCAATATTTAAGATATCAATTAGATCCTACTATGACTAAAGGAGAAGGTGTAGCTACTGTTGGATATAGTATGTTATTTGGTGGTGCGTTAGGTAGTGCTGTTGGTGCTCTTAAAAAAGGAATGCCAGAAGATGCTTATACTAAAAACTTTAATGGCAAATCTATGTCAGAACATATCGAAAAATATAATGAAGGATATAATAAAGCAACTGTAAAATTTGATGTTGGAGAAACAACTTTTGATCTTGACCCTACAAATGCTGTATCAGGCATTGTATTTAAAAAAATGAAAGGCAAAAAAGGATTTAATAACCCTGATAAAATTGTAGTAAGTAAAAAACGCCCTGCTAAAATTAATGTACAAAGTAATTTAGATTTACCTCAACACAATACAATATATACAAAAGAACAAATTAAAGGTTTATTAGCACAAACAAGTACATATAGAATTGAAAGAGATATAGCTACATTTAGCAAAGTTGCAGACTATGATGTAAAAAAAAATATATTAAATTTTGATGAAAGAGTAGCTAAAGGGCAATGGATAAACAAATTATATTTAGACCAATTTAGAAAACTAAAAGTAAAATTACCTGAAGGTATGCTTAAAACAGAAGAAGATTGGTTTCATTTTAATGCTGTTAGAGCAATAGGTGAAAAAGTATATAGACCACGAACTAAACAATTTAAATCAGATATTTCATATCAAAAAGCATTAACAGAATGGACAATAGATTATGTACAGAAACCTGTTAATGCAAACTATAAAACTGATGTAGGTGTATTACTTGGTACTTTAGAAAAAGCAAGTCCATTAAGACGAGGGTTAGAAAATATATATAATAACAAAAAAATAAGTGATGATGATAAAAGTTATTATGCACGAAAGTTATATGAAATAACAGGTAATCACGGCACAATATTAGAAGCTAATAGATTAGGCGTACATAGTCCTAGTTCTATAGCAATGGATTTATCTGTAAAACATTTTGCACGATATTTACAACACGTAGCTAAAATAGAAGATCAATTTCATAGATTATATGGTTTTGATGAGTCTATGTCTAATATGCAAAGACGAGGTAAAGGTTTTGTAATTGCTACAAAAAATACTATAAAAAAAATGGGAAACTTTTTTGCACGAAATAAAACAGCTACACCCCGTAATCTTAGTAAAGTAGAATTTTTTGAGTTAGTAGGTGAAGCTAGGTTAGATAAATCTATTTTAACAAGACTAACAGGTGAAGAAAAAAAAGCTGTAGTTAATTCATTAAAAGAAGTAGATCAATTTTTTAAATTTTATAATAAAGAAGCTAGTAGACTTGGTATGTTTGCTACACAAGGTACACAAACACAATTATTAAGAAAGTTTGAATTTGCTAGAGATGAAATAGATAATGATATAGGCCCTATTTTTAGAGATGATATTAATAAATATCATAAAAATATAAAAAAAGAGTTTGCAGAAAAAGGTATTAGAGGCGATATAATGGATTATTTAAAAGATTACCAAAATAAATTTCCAGAACAATACGCTAAAATAACACCAAAACTTAAATCGCAAATTACTAAAAAATTAGAATTAGAGCGAGATATTAATTTTGCACAAAGAGAAATACCAAATTTGCCTAGCAAAGAATCTACAATAGAAGATTATTTACCTTTAGTATTTAATCACGAAAAAGTAAAAAAAAATGAAGTAGCGTTTAAAGATATGTTGCAACGTAATTTAGAAGAAATGATTGAACAAGCACCCGCACCCGGCACAAAATATCTTATGGCTAGAAGGCGTTTACGTGAAGAAGGTTATCCAGACAAAGGATTTAATATAAGTAAATTTGAAGGTGATGATGTACCTGCAAATGAGCGACAAGAAATTATTAGAGCAGAAGTAGAAAGAAGATACACGTATATTTTAGAAAACCAATCTAAATTTCAAGATATAGAAGGCATTAATAATATTGATAGAACTTATACAGGTGCAGGTAAAATAGGATCTAGAAATTTATTAGCAAGAGAAACTGATATACCACCATCTGAATTTGCACCTTTTGTAGAAACAGATATAAATTTTATAATGCGTAGTTATTCACAAAGAATGGGTGGAGCAATAGAGTTTACTAGAAAATATGGTGATACTCATATGAAAGACTTTCTTAATCATTTAGAAATAAAACTGATTAGAGCCGGTTTAGATAAAACAGAAATAAATAAAGTAATGAACTCATTTCAAGATGAAAAAGACAAACTGCTTGGCACGTTTTATAC